ACCGAAGCCGATGCCCGCAAGGCCGTTGGCGAACGGATCATCCCGGTGTTAAGGGCCAAAGACGCGCACGGCAAACCAGGCCGTACTGCTAAATATCTTTCCGGTTATGCCGATGACACCACGCGCGGAATGATCCGCTTTAATCATGGGATTCGCTTATTTCCCGCCTGGGCCAATTCTCCGGCCTCGATGGCCAGTTATTTTGGCCGCCTCAATATCGCCGATGAGTGCGATAAATTTCCCGAACGGACCAGCGAAGGCACCGATCCGATCACCCTGTTTAAAAAGCGGGCGCGGGATGATCGGCAACGATCCAAATATATCTTTGCTAGCACCCCGGCCGGAAAATATATCTATAAAGGCGCGACCGAAGCGCATCAGGTTTGGAGTTTTCAACTCCGTTGTGGCGATTGTGATCAGCTGGTCAACCCCGATGGTCAACACCTGGTGATCAAAGAAAACGCCACCGTCGAAGATGTCGAGCGCCACGGCTGTGATCTGGCCTGCCCCAAGTGCGGCGCGATATGGGATGAACAACAGCGCGGCAGCGCCTATCAATCCGGCGCGTGGGTTTGTATCAAAGGTGCAGAAAATCCCCGGCCCGCAACCGTCGGCTTTCATCTTTCCGCCTTTTGTTTGCCCAGGGTGCCGCTGTCCGAGATCGGCGCGGCCTGGATGCGTGCGCAAGGCGGAACACATGCGGCAAAGATTGCCTGGGCTAACGGTTATGAGGCGATCGACTACGAACCAACCAGGGCCACGGAAGATTATAAACAGATATTATCTCTCTGTGATGATCGCCCGCGTGATCTGGTACCAATTGGCGTGGCCTGTCTTTCTTTGCAGGTAGATACCCAGCAAAATGGCTTTTATTACGAGGTTTCTGCCATCGGTTATGCCGATCAAAATGGTCAGGTCAGCAGTTGGTTAGTGAGCATGGGTTTTTTGCTCTCTTTTGCTGATATTAAAACCTTGTCAGAGCGGACCTGGCACGACTCTGCAGGAAAAAACTTTAAAATAATCTCTGCCGTTATTGACTCCGGCGGTACCCGCAAGGCCGGAACACCGGCAAAACATTCCAGAACAAAAGAGGTTTATCAATTCTGTAAAAATAACCCGCTATTCAAGGCCCTAAAGGGAACCGGGAAAAAAGACAAGCCAGTTTCCTATACGACGATTGACACCTGGCCGGGAACCAGTAAGCCAATCCCTGGAGGCTTGCAGCTTATAAAGCCAAACGTCCATTATTACAAAGATGATCTGGCAAGTCGGCTGGCGATGCACCCGGATGATCCGGGGGCCTTTGTTCTTTATTCTGGCTATACAAGACAGCAGCTTGAAAATCCGCTTGAAGGGATCAGCCCGGATAATGAGCTGATAGATTACGCAAAGCACCTGTGCTCTGAATATAAAAACGAGCTTGGCCTGTGGGAACATGATCGCAAGGCTGGCCGCAACGATTACCACGATTGTGCCACTTACCGGATGTATCATATTGAGCTGTTGACGCAGTGGGGAGTTTTAACCAGGGCAGAACAGCAACCAAAAGGCCGCAAGGTTTACAGCAAAGGGGTTAAGAGATGAAAGATATCAAGATCACGCAGACTGATGTCTCTAGAAGCAAAGAACGGTTTTTTAAGGAATGCACTCTTGTCCCGGTTGAAGTCGCTGCCGAGGTGCTGGCTGTTCATCCGTCTACCATTTATCGCTACATTCAGGAAGGTCGAATTAGTTCCTATAATGGTTCACGTCGCCGCAGTAAAGGGGTGCGAATCCTAGCAAATGAACTCAAAGAATATGTCAGATCAATCAAAATTGACCGATCAGAAATGAATATTTAGAGATTTTCTTTCTCAATTCCACTCAATTCCAATCAATGCCCACTAGAACAATCTTATAAATTCTAGTCAAATTGGCCACAACCCCAGCGGAGGTTTTATGGCCGGTTTGACCCTTGCACAAGCAGAAGCAAAACTTACCCAATACCTTGACGCTGAAGAAGCGATTCTCACCAATCAAAAAATCAAATTTGGTGAGAAAGAAATCACCCGAGCCGACCTGCCAGCCATTCAAGATGGCATCAGTGTCTGGAATCGCCGAATTCAATCACTCTCCCGCTCTGGCGGTATCACTGTGCGTGAGGTGATCCCACGATGAGCAGCAAACTCGCCAAAACAATCAAGCTCAACAATAAAGAATACGATATCCCTGTCACAGTTGTTGATCAGGTCATCAATTATTTCAACCCGATGGCTGGAGCAGTCCGCTACAAAACGCGCGTCCAGGTGGCATTGTCAGGTGGTTATCAGGCTGCCGACAAAAAACGTCGCGCCAACCAGCTTGGTGGCAAGCGCGAAATGGATGCTGATAGCGCCATCCTACCGGATCTAGGAACCCTGCGCGAAGAATCGCAGAACATGCTGCGCAATTCTCCCATTGCTGCCGGTGTCATCAAAACCAATGTTACCAAAGTTGTCGGCACTGGCTTAAAAGCCCGCCCGCAAATTGACCGCGATATTCTCAACCTGACAGAAGAACAAGCCGAAGCTTGGGAGCATGCCGCCGAGCGAGAATATTTGTTGGCCACAGAAACCCGTGAATTTGATGCTGAAAGAAAATTACCGTTTTCATTGCTGCAGGGGTTGGCGTTTCTCAAGTCGCTGGAAGATGGCGATCTGTTGGTCAACATGCCGCGCTTTGTCCGCGCTGGATCACCCTATAAGCTCAAGCTGCAGCTGATCGAAGCGGCGCGGATCTGTAATAAAGATAACGAAAAAGATAGCAACACCATGTCTGGTGGTGTCAGTAAAGATAAAAACACCGGAGCGCCTGCAAAATATCATGTCCTCGATCAGCACCCCGGCAGCGTCCGCAATCTACGCGATCGTAAAAAAGCGACCTGGACCAGTCTTGATGCCTTTGGTGTTCGGACGGGAAACCCGCAGGTGTTGCACCTGTTTGACCAAACCCGCCCTGGGCAGACTCGCGGCGTTCCGTACCTTGCGCCCGTTGTGGAGATGATCAAGCAGCTCGGCCGCTACACCGATGCCGAGATCATGGCGGCGGTTGTTTCTGGCATGTTGACGGTCTTTGTCACCAGCGAATCAGGTCAGGCGAGGTTAGGCCCAGCTCCGACCAGCATCAATCCAGACGGCGACCCTGACGCTCAGGCCGATACCACCGGAATGGAGCTTGGCTACGGTTCGGTCCTGGGTCTGACCCCTGGTGAAAAAGTCGAAACCGTCAACCCTGGCCGCCCGAATCCAGCTTTTGATCCGTTTATGCAAGCCGTGTTGCGACAGATTGGTGCCGCGCTGGAAATTCCCTTTGAACTTCTGATCAAACATTTCACCTCATCATACAGCGCCAGCCGTGCTGCCTTGTTGGAGGCATGGTCTTATTTTAACCGCCGCCGTCATTGGCTGATCACCCTGTTGTGCCAGCCGGTTTATGAAGCTGTCATCACCGAAGCCGTGGCCACGGGTCGCCTCAAGGCCCCTGGTTTTTTTACCGACCCGCTGATCAAAAAAGCCTGGCTCGGGGCCATCTGGACAGGTGACGCACAGGGTCAGCTCGATCCTCTCAAGGAAGCTAACGCCGCGTTGAAACGGGTTGATGATCTGAAGATCACCACCCGCGACGAAGAATGCACCGCCTACAACGGCAGCAACTGGCAGAAGAAAATCCCGCGCATTATTCAGAACCATAAAGACATGCGCGAGATTGAAGGTATTGCTGTGCAAGAAACTGATCCTGATGCCGATGTGTCTCTATCCACTAATGGTGTTGATCTTGATTATAAATCAATAAAAGAAATGGCTGATTCTTATGGTGTTGGTGTGCGTGCTGGGATGGTTACACCACAACAAGAAGATGAGGTTTCTTTTAGAGAAGAGGCTAGATTGCCGGTCATGGGTAAACAGGCTGTCGGTGCTTGGGAGTCGGACGGTGGAATCAGGCGACCAATTACTTTGCAATCAGGGGTTACTTTCGAGGAAGAACAGGTTGGGAACTCTGATCCAGATGCCGAAAAGGATGAATAAATGAAAACAATCACAATATCAGGTGAAATTGGCTGGGACGTTGAGGCTTCCGATCTACGAAGGGCGCTGCAAGCTGCCAATGGTGAAGATGTTGAGATAGTTGTTAACAGTCCAGGCGGGTACGTTTCTCACGCTCTGGAAATGTACAACCTGATCCGCAATTATGCCGGGCACACATTGGTCAAGCTCTCTGGTTATGCCATGTCCGCCGCCAGCTATATTCCCTTGGCTGCCGACCGGGTGGTTGCTGAAGATAACGCCATCTACATGATCCACAATGTCATTGGCGGCATCTATGGCAACCATAACGAAATCATAAAATATGGCGAGACGGTCAAGTCAATGTCGAAAATGCTCGGCAAGGCTTACGCCACCCGCAGCGGCAAAACCACTGATGAAATCGAAGCCTTGATGGATGCTGAATCCTACTTTTTTGGTGACGAAATGGTCGAGGCCGGTTTTGTCGATGAGATCATCGCCACCGAAACTGATGCCGACCGTGAAACCGCCATGACCGGCGCAATGGTCGCTTTTAAAGCACTAGAATCCAAGCTCGGCACCGAAGCCGCAGCCGTAAAAGACGATATTACCAAAGCAGCCGCGATGGCTGGAAGCATGACAAATCAAACCAGGGCACAGGCCAAAGCCACGCCCGCAGCTAATGGAGATGAGGCAATGACTTTAGACAAACTCAAAGCCGATCATCCTGATCTGGTCGCGGCAATTGCTGCCGAGGCGTGTGACGGAATGGTCAATCAGGAAGAGCTACAGAAGCAAGTCAACACCGCCCGCACCGAAGGTGCAACCGCAGAATCAACAAGGATCAATGACGTTCGCGCTCAGTCGATCCCTGGCCATGAAGATCTGATCGAAACAATGGCATTTGACGGCAAGAGCACTGGGGCCGATACCGCTCTGGCAATTGTTGCTTCTGAAAAAAAGAAAGGCGCTCAAGCCGCTGCCGATCTTGATGCTGATGCAAACGGTGTTGTTCCACCTGCTGACGGTAATCAAGGTGGCGACCAGAAACAAATGGCCCGTGGTGAATTTAACAAACTTGATTCTGCATCGCGGTCAACTTTTGTCCGTGATGGCGGCAAAATTATCGACTAATCAACCAATTTTAAAGGAGCAAAACCATGTCGAATACTCTTACGGGGTTGATCCCCACTCTTTATGATTCGGTTGATTCTGTCAGCCGTGAACTTGTCGGGATGATCCCGGCAGTTTCTCACTACCCAAAAGCCGAGCAGGTCGCCAAAGACCAAGAGGTGACTTATCCTGTCTCTGCTGTTCAAGCTGTGACCGACGTTACTCCTGGTCAAAATGCTCCTACCGTCGCTGATCAGACCGACGAAGGCGCAAGCATGACCATCAACAACGTCAAGAAGACCGGATTTTATTACACCGGCGAAGAAATGTTGAGCCTTGGTCCTAACGGCAAAACATTAATTCAGTTGAAGTTTGAGGAGTCCATGCGGGCTTTGACCAACCTGATCGAAGCTGATTTGGCTGGCGGTTATGTCTCTGCTTCTCGCGCTTATGGCACCGCAGGAACAACCCCGTTTGCTACCGCTGGTGATTTTTCAGACGCAGCTGAAGTGATCAAAATTTTGAAAGATAATGGGGCCCCGCAAGGTGATATCCAGCTTGTTGTTGATACTTCTGCAGGCGCTAAAATTCTCGGCAAGCAAGCCCGCGCAGATATTCAGGGTGGTGCAGATATGCTCCGCCGAGGTGTGCTGGTAGATATTCATGGTGCGGCGATCCGTGAATCTTCAGGAATTAAAAACCATGTTCGTGGCACCGCAAACACAGCCTACGACACCAACGGAACTGGTGCCATTGGTGGCACGACTGTTTCTGTTGATACCGGAACTGGAACTATTCTGGCTGGCGATATTGTCACATTTGCTGGCGATACTAATAAATATGTCAACGCCACTGCCTTGGCAGCGGGTGACATTGTTTTAAATAACCCTGGGTTGCTGGCTGCGCTGGCTGATGGTGTTGATGTGACTATTGGCGCTGCTTACGCAGCAAGCCTTGCTTTCTCTCGCTCGGCAATTCACCTACTCACTCGCCTGCCAAAAATGCCAGAAGGTGGCGACATGGCCGATGATGTTTATGAAGTTGTCGATCCGGTCAGTGGCTTGGCCTTCCAGGTTGCTCTCTATCGTCGTTACCGTCAGGTGTACTACGAGATTGCTATCGCCTGGGGCAAAAAGGTTGTTCGCCCAGAGCACACAGCAATTTTGCTTGGTTAATATTTTCGCAAATAAGGGGCCAGATCTCGGCCCCTTATTTTAAGGAGAAGTCATGCCTAAGAAAGAGTCAACTCAGGCCCCTGAAGTGGTTACAGAAGATCAGGCCCCTGAGTCTCAATTGGTAGAGATGGTTCGTGATTCAGCCCCATTTACTGCTGATGTTCATCCTGAAGAGGTTGCCAACTTTAAAGCTGGTGGCTGGGAAGTTAAAAAATAAATGAATTGGACCGCCGCCGATATCACCGCTTTTCTAGCTGCCCTGGGTCTGACAGTGACCCTGGACAATGGCAGCCTGAACGGCATCGAAATCACCGGAATTTTTTCCGAACCCTTCGAGGCCGTCAATCAATTTGATGGCTCGGTGGAATCCAGCGGCCCGTCGGTTGAATGTGCCACAGCGGATATCAGCGACGTAAAACACAACCAGGCGTTGCGGGTCAACGATACCGATTATGTCATCACCGGCATCCAGAACGACGGCACCGGCTGGACCAAACTTTACCTGCGCGAGCGGTTTGACTGATGCCTAAATTCGGCAAGCGCAGCCGCGCCAACCTGGACAAGTCGCATCGGGGACTGCAGAAACTATTTGAAGAAGTAATCAAACATTTTGATTGCTCGGTCATTTGCAGTTATCGAGGCGAGGTCGCACAAGAGATGGCCTTTGATGCCGGACATAGCAACGCCCATTTTGGCGAAAGCCCGCACAACTTTAAACCGGCTCTGGCTGTTGATGTTGTGCCTTACCCGATTGAATGGCGCGACAAAGATCGGATGCACTATTTTGCAGGTCAAGTCATGGGGATCGCAGCAAAAATGGGTATCGAAATTAAATGGGGTGGAGATTGGGATCGAGATACCCATCTCAGTGATGAACGCTTTCACGATCTGCCCCATTTTGAGCTTGTAAACTGGAAAGAGAGCGCCGGGCTGTAAAGACAGCAAAACAGGGCTGAAGGCTGAAGGGTAGTTATTAAGCCATAAAAAGTTTGTCCATTGTGGGGCAAATATGAGGGTCATATTTTGAGCCAACGGCAACAGATTGTTGATGCACTGACAACGCTGCTAAATACCACCAGCGGCCTGGAAAACAAGGTCACTTGCTGGCGTTTGCAGCCGTTCCAGCCTGGTGATCTCCCAGCCGCGATTTTTTCCGACCGGGATG